CAGGGTTCCAGACGATGCGGATGCTGCCGCCGGCGACGGGGTCGCGGTCGATGGGCTGACGCTTGCCAGCCGCGCTGATGGTCCAGATGATCTCGGCCAAGCACGACCGGCAGCGTGCGTACCTACGCTCGATGGCCATGAGTACAAGTGTACTCGTCGGCGAGCGTCTGCTCAACGAGATTCACCAGCGTGCGCAGGTCGTCGTGCCACTCCTGATCGGTCAGCTCGGTGGGCACGTAGCCGTTGGCGCAGTTGACATCGTGTACCACGGTGACCAGCTCACGGAGGTCTCCTTGCCAGCTCATCCTTGGCCGTCGAGGATCTCTCGCATGGAGTTGACCATCGAGCGCCACTCCTCGTTCGCTTGCATGGTGAGTGTGAGCTTCTCGAGTAACCCGGCATTGGCGTGCTCGAGCTCGGCTACGCGGGCAGCAAGCTCGTTGGCGTGGACAGTGGCTCGTTCGAGGGTGTTGATGAGGTCGAGGTGGGCGGTGGTGACCATGGTGTGGTGTCCTCAGAGTAGGAGAGCAGATGGTCGGTGGCCTTCTGCGCGGCGGTTGCTGCTGTCATCAGCAGCTTGGGGTCGTTGTCGAGCACGGCGAGCCAGTGCTTCACGTAGCGGGCATGATCGTCGCGACGCACCTCGGCAGGCAAGCCGAACAGGTTGCACGTCATCGCCGCCGAGATCTCGGCGACCAGCTCCTCACCGGCGTAGGCCTCGTCACCGAAGCGACCACTGAGGTCGCGGGCGAGACGATCGGCGTGGCCGGTCCAGTGGGCCAGCTCGTGAGAGATCACGCCAGCGCCCAACGCAGGGTCGTTGAACGACGGAGGCAACGACACGAGGTCGAGCGCGGGCACGTAGCACGGCTTGCCTTCGATGTACTTGGCGGGCACTGCTGCGATCATGCGCTGCCACTCGGCGAACAGATCACCAGGCGCAACGCCGTCGTGCGTGTCGGCCGACCAGCCGTCCTGCTGCTGGGAGTTGAACACCACGAACGAGGTGGGGATCAGTCCGCGGGTCTTGGTGTTGGTGGTCGCATCATCCTTGGGCGTGGGCACGACCCACTTCACGCAGTGCTGGCCGGTCTCACCCTTGCGCACCTGCCCACCCAGTGCCAGCCACTGCTTGTACGTGGCCCACGTGGGGGTGGTGTAGTGCGAGCGCAGCTGAGCAGCCCACAAGATGATCGTGTTGGCGCCACGGTACGGCACGCCGGTCTGTGCGTTGTGCGGCAGCGAGGTGGTGCGCGACCAGCAGGGGCGCCACTCGCCAGTGACCTCGTCGATGGCAACGAGCAGGTCGTCGACCAGCTCGCGCAGCATGGTGTCAAGCGTCGTCATCGATGCTCCATTCAGGGTTGCGCAGCAGCTCGTCGACGACCTGCTCGGCGTCAGCACAATCTGCTTCGGCTTCGATCAGGTTCAGTTGTGCGCGGGCCAGCTCGCGGGTGTGGGTGTTGTACGCATAGCGGCGCTCGACGAGCAGCCCATGGGTGTCGTTGCGGTGTGTGATGGCAGCGGCGAGCCTGGTGAGGTAGTTGGAGGTGGCACTCATGGCATCGAGCTCCCTGGTCGGATGGCTTCCTTGATGGTGGTGATGAGCGGGCGCAGCGCAAGATGCAGGCCAGCACGAATGCGCGAGCGATCATCGATCAACAGGCCAGCGTCGACGAGGCGAGCGACGCGCGGGTTGATGTCGACGGTGGCAACGACCGGCGCGTAGACGATTCGTTCCACGTCACGCAGCTGCAGTGCGTTGCTCGAGATGTTGGACAGCACCCACGCATCGATGTCACCAGCTTGGAAACCAGCGGCACGTCGGGTGCTGAGGTACGAGTTGGCAACCACGCCAATGGTGAATGGTGCCTCGGGATTGTCGAAGCTGGCCTGGTCCCAAGGTGACAACGAGCCCGACATGAACAGCAGCCCGGTCTCACGCTCGGCCAGCTCTGCGAAGCCAAGACGGGAGTCGTCGACGAGGTACACGGGGTTGGTGTCGTTGGTCAGCAAGCGCAAGCGCAGCGAATCATGTGCCCCCGATGGTGCACCCATGATCGGGATGGTGTCGTAGTCGCCGGCGATGTACACCGGCAGATCGGCGGTGGCCAGCTCGAGCGCGGTGGCGTGCATGATGGTCGAGGTGCCGATGCCACCGGATGCACCACGCCAGCAGATTGGGCGGAACATCATTGCACGACCTCCCACTCGAAGTTGGCACGGTCGTGCTCGTTGCCGGTGACCTCGTCGGAGCACGACACGAACTCGCCGGCGTCCATGTTGACGATCGACTCGGCGTAGCCGGGAGTGCCGCTGATGAGCAGGGCGAACTCGGCAGCGTCGAGGTCGTAGTACCAGGTCTCGACGATGTCGGCGACAGCGGTGTTGGTGATGATGACGCGAGGCATGAGGGCTCCTGTACGTTGGGTGGGCATGAGGTTGCCGGGTGACCCGGCGGCGGGGGAAGGGACTACCTCGCCGCCGGGTGCACTTGGCAGGTGGGATCAGAACGGCTCTTCGTCGCCGTAGACCGGATCACCACGGTTGGCCGACGCCGTCGTGGCGGGCCTGGTCGTGGTCGTGGCATTGGCGTCACGCACGACGCGTGCTACCTCGGCGGTGGCCCAGCGCAGCGAGGGACCAGCGTCATCGACGACGATCTCCACCACGTTGCGCTTCTCGCCTTCCTTGGTCTCGTACTCGCGCTGCTCGAGCCGGCCGGTGAGCAGGACACGAGAGCCCTTGACGAGCGACGAGCTCATGTGTTCGCCGAGCTCACCCCAGGCGGTGGCGTTGAAGAAGGACACCTTCTCCTGCCATTCGCCGTTCTGTTGCCAGCGGCGGTTGACCGCCAGGCCGAAGCTCGCGACGGCGGTGCCGCCGGCGGTGAAGCGCAGCTCGGGATCGCGGGTGAGGTTGCCGATCAGTGTGACTTGTGAATCCGACATATCAGTCTCCTTGTGGTTGTGTGGTTGGGTCGGAACTTGTGATGGGATCGAAGTAGAGGCGTGCTCGTGAGGCGAACCTTTCTGTGTCGAAGGAGGGGTCGTGGTCGAAGGCAACGTCCATGAAGCCGACGATGATCTGATCGAGCATCTGCTGCCCGGCCTGAGTGGTGCACTGTGCTCGCAGCGAAGCGAGCAAGTCGGCCAGGTCGTTGACGATCGAGCGTTGGTAGACGTAGCGCGAGCGCAGCATCTAGTCGAGGTACACGTCGAAGACCATCTGGCACAACAGTGCCAAGGCCATCGCGGTGCGCTGGTTGTGACCGGCGAGCTTGCCCTGGAAGTAGGTCCAGTGCCAGCCCTGCAGGTGGGGCAGCGCGGGCAGGCATTCCTGCAGGTTCTCGATCATCACGTACCACTCGTCACGCTGACGATCGAAGGTGAAGCAGCAGTTGTAGCGGGTGGCCTCGGCGGCGGCATCAATGAAGATGACACCCGGTGTCGGCGACCAGTCGCGGTCGATGCGGATCTCGTCCAGTGTCAGGTCGGCCATTGCGGAAGCCTCAGTTCGATCGAGCCCCACGTGAGGGGGCGGTTGCGTTGTTCGACGGCGCGCAGGTACTCGCCACGAGTGAGCGCCGGCGGGGACTCAGCCCACTGATGGCGCAGGCTGAACGGGGTTGGGTGATGGGACATGACCGAACCTTTCGAGATCGCATTGCAGGTAGGCGGGAAGCTGGGCAAGCCAGCGCTTGTCGGGGATGATGTGCAAGCGCACCACCCAGGCGGGTGCGTCACCAACGCGGGTGATGACACCGAACAGCTCGAGACGGGCGAGTGCTCGCATCAGCAGCTGGCGACCGAGGCCGAACGACATACCCAGTTCGTCGACGCCGAACGTGCACGGTGCGTTGGCGCAGTAGCGGGCCAGGCGGTGAGCGAGCAGCGTCGCAGACGGGCCCAGCGTGGGCGTGAGGATGACCAGCGCCTCGTCACTATCGAGGTCGATGCCACCCACCCCACACGGTGACGGTGATGCAACGAACGCGAGCGTGCCGGTAAAGTCGGGAAGCGGACTCATCCTAGCTGGTTGTACTGGACGTGCATCGCATTGAGCAGGCGCAGCACGATGTTGGGCGGTGAGACCTGACCGTCCTGGCTGTCACGCATGACCATCAGCAGCACGACGGTCTCGGGTGCACCGCTGTCGCGGATGATCTCGAGCGCGTCGGTGATGTTGCCATGCAGCATGCAGTTCGAGGCGCGGTCTGCTGCAATGGTGAGCTCAGCATCGCTGGGGGCGAGCAGCTCGGGATCAGGTGTGCGCGGGGTGTGAGTGGTGGCCATCGGTGGCACAGGGATCTCCTTCGCGGGTGGTGTCGGTCGGCCCATCACGGCGAGCATCATCTGCAACGCAGCCTCGGGCGGGAAGTCGACGCGCTCGAGCACCGTCAGCGCAACGAGTGCAGGTGAGTCGGCGTCCTCGATGACCTCACGCGCCCTGGTGATGTCGCCCTCGGCGATGAGGTTGCAGGCAGTAGCAGCGGGGCCGATGAGCGGATCATCGGAGTGGTCGAAGGGGCAAGCGCGGCGCGTTGCGGCGTAGCGACCGTGGTCGGGGCAGTCAGCCCAGCCGCCGGCGTGGACGATGATGGTGTCGAGCTCATCGCAGAGCTGAGCACCGTCCCATTGGCCATCGCTGTCGGCGCAGTCGTCCATCAGACGTGCGAGCACATCGATGGTGACGTAGTTGTCGTGGGTGGACATGAGGTTCCTCTCAGTAGTCGTTGAAGCCGTGATCGAAGTCGATCGCATCGGAGTTGCCCGACTGCGCGTCCTCGTACGCGGCCTCGAGGTGGGCATCAGGTGCGGCAGGGCCAGCGACCGCCTCGACGGTTGCGGCCTTGAGACGATCGAACACGTCGACCAGCTGCTCCTGGGTGGTGACGCCAGAGATGATGATGGCGGTCTTGTTGAAGCCGATGAGGATGGCAACCTCATCGGGTTCGGGGGCTGGGACGTAGGCCATGGTGATCCTTTCGTAGAGAGCGGGTTGGGTCAGCGATCGACCCAGCGGACGAGGTCCAGCACGTTGACCTCGAGCCAACGCAACCGGGCGATGCGGAACGAACGAGCACGAGTCGGCGTCACACCGTGAGAGAGGCAGCGACCGACACCCACCATGTCGTCGTGCAACACCACCGACACGGACCACAGCTCCCACGCCCAACGGCGGTAGTTGGTGCGATACACACGCACGAACGCACGCGCCTTGGCACGATCGGTCGCTCGGTTGCCATTGGCGTCGAGCCAGCAGTGGTTGTGGCCGTTGCGGAGCTTCATGTCAGTTGTCCTTGCTGGAGTACGACGAGGGGTCGCTCGCCACGAGGTGCTGCAACAGTTGCAAGTGGAACAGCGGATTCGCAATGCGGATTGCGGATTGCGGCGCCGGCAACAGATTGATCGCAGGTGGAAACTCAGGATGCGGTGGCTTGGTGACCAACCCGGTGGAGCAGTCGCCCGTCGACGACCACGCAGCGACGGAGAGCTCAGTGAACGAGCGCCACTCGAAGACGAACGCATGTGTGATCGGACCAGCCCAGCCAGCCAACGGCATCGACTGGGTCGCCAGCGTTTGCATCATCAGACTCACCGCCGAGATGACCGACTCACACGGTGACATCACCATCGCGAACCCGGCCGGATTTGCGATCGATGGTGAATCGAGCAGACACAAGGCAATGGGTTCGGTTGGCGTGAGCGACGCTGGCAACGCGGAATGGTTTGCAGTCAGCAGACGCATGATGAGGTGAGTGTGGACCGGGATGATGTTCACGAGGTGCTCCGTTGGTGCAGCGAGTGATGTGCTCGGATGGGCTCAGTGGGCGCAGCGAACCATGTGCTCGGCATGGTTGCTCCCCCCTGGCCCGGGGATGAAGTGTGCGCGTGGTCGGCGCTGGCGCCGGGGCCGCAAGACGGGTCTCGGGGTTGCGCGCGGACACGGTGGTGCGCGCGAGCCGCCGGCGCGCGACGAGAGCGTGGGCAGACCAGTGGCGCGCAAACCGCCGAGCCGACCCCGAAGGGCCGACTCGGCGGTCGAGTGCGTGAGTCAGAGGGCCGACTCGGCTGCGTGACGGGGCTCGGGTGCCACCTCGCCCGACTCGCCCCGCAGGCGAGCGTCAGCGAGGTCGTGGGCGGCGAGGATCTCGTCGATGCGGTTCGCTGCCTCGTTGGCCGCTGCGTCACGGACGCGCTCGGCGTCGGTGTCACGGATCGTGCGCAACGCCTGCGCGAGCGCACGAGCGGCGTCCTTGGCGTCGTCGTAGTCGGCAAAGGTCTTGACGACCCCGGCCCAGCCCTTGGGGTTGTACCACCCCGAGCGGGGCAGCATCTCGCCGGTGTGGCGATCGGCAACCATGTTCACGTCGGGCGTGTAGTACAGCGCCCACACCCGCTCGCCCCGCTTGTAGGCCTTGGTGTGCTCGCCCATGATCATGAAGATGATTTGCGGCACGCCGACCTCGTAGACCATCGTGGGGCCGAAGCGCTCGGTGTCGTTGTTGATCTCGAACTGCAGATCGATGCGACCCCGGCCGTTCAGTAGCACGTCGTTGGTCTTGTTGACCAAGCGGAGCTTGGCGTGCAAGGCCTCGATGACCTGGTCGTAGCCCCACTTGACGGCGTCGGGCCCGCTGCCCTGGCGGGCGCCGAGCTGGCGAGCGGCGGCGTCGAAGTCGTCGATGATGAACGGGCGGAAGGCGCCGTCAGGCGACCAGCGACCGTACTGCTCGACGACCGCCATCGCCTCGCTGAGCGCCTCGGATGCGTAGTGCGCCACCAGCGGGTGCATGCTCGCGGTCTGCGAGTCGTCGATGAGCGCAGTTGCCGCTGCGGTGGTCTCGCTGCGGCGAGCAGCGATCGTGTTGACGTAGCTCTCGGCGAGCACGGCGGCGTTGGCCTCGTCGAGCCAGGGGTCGGCGGGGTCGGCGACCCACGCCTCGTCGAAGGCGAAGCCTGCGGCGAACGGCTCGGACCAGGTCGACCTGTTCAGGCGGTGACCCTTGTCGAGAAACGCCTGGTGGGCGGCCCGACCCTTCGTGAACTCCTTGGTCACCCACTGGGTGAGCAGGTCGGGGTTGGTATCCATGCCGACTTCGTCGACGGACTTGATCTTGGCAAACGCTGTGGTTGCACTCATGACTGGCTCTCCTTGGGTGAACGGCGGGCGGGACTGCCCGAAACGATGTAACGCTGTGGAACCTCGACGAACAGCCGAGGGGTGATCTGGATGCGCTGGATGCGGACCTCCGAGAAGGCCGACAACGGTGGGAGGTGGGAGGTGTTGAAGGCCTCGTACTCGTCATTGTCGAGCAGTGCGGCGAGCACCGCTGGGTCCGTCATGAACTGCACGCCGGTGTGAGCCTGCAGCGCGTCGTCGAGCAGGACGTAGTTGGCGCCCTGCTTCACGACGGGACGGGACTGGTCAATCAACATCAGGAACCTCCAACTGGGTGAGGTGGAACTCGTCACGATCAGCAGCAGTGAGCGACTCGGCGGTGGGCCGAGCCATCGAAGGCGGCAGATCCGACCCCGGGCCGGGGTGGCCCCACTCGATGGTGTCGAGCAGGGCCACCGAAGCGGCGTGGGGGGAGGGTGGGTGGAGCAGTGTGTGGATGAAGCTGCGGATGCTCATGAGTTGTGCAGATTCTCGTGAGCCTCATCAGCGGACATCTCCTGGGCGAGAGCCAGCTGAGCAGCGAGTTCAACCAGCGTGTCGCCGTGGCAGGGCAGGGGAGCACACCAGCAAGCGAGCACCTTGCCGTGCAGCGCGAGGAGCTGCGCGACGAGCGCGGGCTCGGTAGCGAGCCGATGCGTGAGCCATGCTCGGTGCTTGTCGATGACCTGGGCCCGGTCACCATCTCGACCGATGACGAACGGGTTGCCCCACGGCCCGCCACGGCCGATGTACACGTCGTAGCGGGCCCGCTTGCAATGCACGACGCACAACGGACGTGACTCGTGCGGACGGGCGAGGGCAGCGCCCCGGGGCGCATCCCCGGCCGCCGGAGGCGAACTTGTCGGTGAGGTGTTCATCAGAGCACGCTCGCCAGGCTCGGTGCGTTCAAGATCGAAACGAGCGAACTCGAGCCCGAGCACCACTTCACGGGAACACCAGCGGTGAGTGCTCGACGAATCATGTCCTCGGTACCACCCCGCAACAGGGCCAAGTCCAGATCCGACTTGAAGGCGAGCACCAACGTGGGCTCGAACTCGGTGAGCATGCGCTGGTTGCGCAAGTGCCCGGCAGCACGGCCCTCATCGGACCAGTTGGCGGGGAACGTGTAGTCGCTGATGTCGAGGCGCACAGCGGCCTTGTGTGCGCAAGCGTCGGCGCCTCGGGCGCCACCCTGAGCCGTCACCACCTGATCGAATGGCACCGACCCGATCTCGTGCCGCAACGCCCGCTCGATCAATGCGACCGAGCTCCACTCTCTTGAACCCGTAATGAGAATCCTCATCTCCATCATCCCTTCATCAATAACCCCTGGTGAACCACTCACACAGGTGCTGGCACTAGGAGCGGCGTGTCAAGCGCCCCGGCCGAGGGACGAGGCTCGAAGGAGCCAGTGCCGTGGAGTGTGAACTGTGGCATGGCGGGCTGGGCTCATTCGGGGGTTGCAGCGAGACCAGCCCGCCGTGGTGCAGGTCACATGGAGCGGTGCTGGGAAGCCCACTCGATTGGGAGCGGTAGCGACCCATGGGCGAGCCGACGAAGGAGGCCGCCGATCATGAAAAGGGCCGACGCCGACGCTTGATACGACGATCAAGGTGCGAGCACTGTGTGTGTGGTACGGACAGCTGTCACCATTAGGTCATCAGTCGTTGGCTATTTCGACATGGGAGGTCTGCTGGCTCTCGGCACCCCGGCGCCACGCTGGTTTGCGTGGTGTTGGGGGGCTGGGAGCCACTAGTACTCGCCTGCTCGGAAATCGTGACGGCTCAGGACCCAACGGTTACCGGCGGGGACCCGTTGGGTAGTTCCACTTAGGCGAAACAGCCCTTTCGTTTCGCCTTAGTGGCAACTATGCGCACATGCAGTGGACCACGCGCCCGCCGCAGGCGAATGTCGCCGGGCAGCCGCACAAGGGTGCACGCGCCCCGGTGCAAGGCACTGACACGCGCGTGCGGCCCAACGCGAACACGACCAATGACGACACCAACGCGCTCGACGACGTGTGTGCACGGGCAGCGCAGACAGCGGGGTTCTGGCTGCGATGCCAAGCGGGGGAGACAGCGCCCTTCTGGCTCCCACGCCACACCACGTTGGGGCAGCGAGCCATGTGCTGATTCAGGACCATGGGCGCTGCGGGCCGACCCGGGCACGGCGTGGGTGGCAGCGATAGGTCTGCGCGTGAACCCGGGCACGCCTCGGTGGTTGAGTGGGGTGCGCACGAACCCGGGCGCCGGCTCGGTGGTCACGCCCAGGGCAGGCGGCGCAGCCGTCAAAACAGAGGGAAGGGAGGTGGAACCGGCGTCTCACCGTGGAAGGGGCCCACCGTGCCCGAGAGCCACCCGCAGGGGCCAAGTAAGCGCTCACAGGCCCCACGGTTGAGCGGTGGGAAGGATCTACGGTGAGCCGACCGGCGGGGCGCGTGCGCCCCGTCCCTGGACGAATTCGGGCCCGGGCGAGCGCAGCGAGCATGGAGGGCCACGTACCGATGCGGGGGGTCCGGCGGGGCGCCGCCCCCCGGGCGTGCGGACCACGTGTAGCACCGTGGCGACCTGGGCGGGTGCCAGTGCATCACCGACTCGTGGCGCTGTGCAACGTGACGGTCAAAGGGGGGCGCCCCCGGGGGGGCGGGGCCCGTCCCAGGGTGGGACGGGGGCGGGGAGGCCACCAAGCACGAGGCACAACCACCACCAAGCCCACCACGTCGCCCGCCAGCCAGACCCGAGCCGCAGCCATCAGCAAGCGGCGCGGGACAACCGAGAGGGAACAGCGGAATGGACCAGGTGAGAGTGGGTGAGATGACTGGAGCCGCAGATTGGCACGTCGGAGGGGGTGAGGGAGGGGTGGGCGTAGCGCAGGATGGGGTGGCACGGGTGTGGGTGAGAGGGCGAGCTTGCGAGACCGGAGGGGGGCATGTACCTGGGGGGGGTCTCCGTATATAACCGTCCTGTCGGGTCATCGGATTCTGTGACAGCGACATCTTCACCCTTGCCTTTTCGTCTCTGGGGCTTGGGGCGCTTCGATCACCGTGTCGCCTGACATGTTCGGGAGGCTTGGATTAGCTGCTCGACCGGGTTCGGGAACAGATCTGGGGTAGCGCTCCCCCCTCCCCCTCAGGGTCGGCGTCAGATACCCACTCTTGCGAGTGAACTCACCTTGGCCGGAGCTACGAACCGGGATTGGGGTGGCGCTGTGCGTCTGTCGTGCATGGCAGCCCTTGGAGGCTGGCGCTGCGGTGGTTGTCTGCCCACCGTGGCGGTGGGTGACTACTTCGCTGGACGAACGCTGCGCTTTTTGGGGCAGCGGTAGTGGACGAGGGCGCCGTTGATGTTGGTCACGATGCGCCGTGGGCCGAATGGCTTGGCGCAGGTGTGGCAGAGCTGGCTGGCGAGGCCTTGGGTGTCGCTGACGACCTTTGGGCCGTCGATGCGTGCTGCTCGGGCGGTGAGCGTGTTGACGCAGCGGTGGCAGTGCCAGGCGCCGGCGTGCTTGAGGATGCGGATGGTGAACGGCTCGAAGTGGCGGCTGCATGTGGGGCAGTCGAGCGCGTGCTCGTTCCAGATCGGCACTCGAGCGGAGCGTCGTGCCTTGGTGTCGTTTCGCTGAGCCACGTTCCTGCCTCTCCCTTGCGCCGTGGGCAAGGGGCCGACTAGGCTGGCCTTGCGTTTTCTTCCGAAGACCGTCTCCCCTCGAGCTCGACACTCGGGGATATGGGGGCGGTCTTCGTCGTTCACGGTACACCACGGTGACCATCATGTGTCAACCCCGACTTTTTGGGGGATGATGAGTGCATGCCTACTCTTGCGTATGTCGTTCTTGGTGTGATCGTGGCCGTGGTGCTCCTCAAGGTGCTGGGTGTATCGATGTAGCGTTCGGGGATGGCTGATGAGGCGATCCGCAACCTTGGGTGGTGGTCGATCTCGGGTGAGGCGTTCTTGGCGGCGTTGCGTCGTTGTGAGGGCGGCGAGTGGGCCGATGGTGTGTACGCGGAGCTGTATGCGAACTGCCGTGTGGAACGAGTGGACCCTGATGACGAGCTACGGTGACGCGATGAGCTCTGCTGATGTTCCTGTGCCGGCGCCGGTTCCGCTGATGGAGGTGCTGGCCCCCGAGATCGGGCCCGATCCGTTCCAGTGCTGGATTGGTGACGATGGGCAGTGGTACTGGCACATCAAGTCGCCGGGGAACCACGAGGTGCTGTCGCATTCCGAGGGCTACACGACCTACAGCGCTTGCCTCGAGGGCATCGCGGCGGTGCGACGTGCGGTGTTGGCCGTTGGCATCCGTGATGCATGACAATCGGGTGACCGAGATGGTGGAGTTGTCGCCGATCACGTCGCCGTTGGCGAAACGGCAGAGCGCGAAGGCCGAACGGCAGTTGCATGCGGAGAAGGATCGGCGCAAGAAGCGTCAGCGGGCCGCTCGCAAGCGCCAGCGCAAGACGTGATGTACAGTTGTACTCATGAACGATCATGTTGGCAGGCCTGTTCAAATGCACGGACGCTGGGTGTGCAACGACTGCGGCTGCCCGCTCGTGCAGGCGATTGCGGACACTGACATCTGGCTCCACATCGGCTATCGTGCCGATGGGTCGGTTGAGCCAGAAGCTGCCGCAGCCCTTGTAGATCCCCCTTCGATCCAAGGAGCCAGCATGCAATCTGTCGTCGCCCGTTTCTACGTTGCCGAGTTGAAGCGCAACTCGTACTCGCCTGATGCCACCACGGTGGTGATGCGGGCGTGCACCAACGAGGCCAACAAGTCGTGGGCCGCAGCCACGCCACAGGGTGAGTTGTCGATGACCATCAAGAACAAGTTGGCTGCCGACGTGTTCGACACGCGCCTGGGTGCCGAGTTCGACATCGTGTTCACGCCAGTGCGCGAGCACCTCGAGGCCGAGCAAGCCTGATTGGAGGTGTCGCTCGTGGCTACTATGTCGGCCATGAGCGACACTCCCATCGAAGTCCCCGCCGATCCCGCCCTCGAGGCGCCTGATGCAGCCATCGGTGAGCCGATCGACCTGACGGTGCCCGCCGGCGAGGCGTTGCCCACCGATGAGGAGTTGGCGGCGGTCGCGGCCGCTCTCGCTCAGGCCGATGAGGCGCTGATCATCGACGATCAGTTCAAGGAGCCCGGCGAGAGCGTCGATTCCACGGTGTGGGGCACTCTCATCTTGCGGGCTGATCCAGACCCGGTCCTCGAGCGCCAGGCGCCCGAGCCGAGCCCGGTGGTGCTGCCCGACTTGGGTCACTCGCACGATTCGCAGATCGTCACCTTCACCCGCGCCGATGGTGAGACGATCAGCTTCGACAAGGTGACCACGTCCAAGGCCGAGCGTGCCGCTGCAATCGCAGCCTTCGAGGCCGAGTCAGCCTGATGGCAGCCGAGTCCGTCGTCGACATGGGCATGCGCTTGCTCGCGCTCCCACCGGAGCCTGGCTCCGATGTGGCGGCGGCTCGTGAGGCGGCGATGGAGCTGCGCGAGGCAACGACCTCTTCGGCGATGATGGCCATGCTCGACACGATCCTGTGTCGCATCAAGTGCCTCGAGGAGCAGCTGGCCACCACGCAGCAGCAGGTGCTTGCGACGCGTGTGCGCCGGCCGGTGCGCGATGAGATCGGTACGATCCTCTACGTTGTGGACGAGCTGCAAGCGCCCATTTGGGCACAACCTGTCGGCCAGGCGCTGGCTGAACACGAGCAAGGGGAGTACTGATGGCCACTGGACACATGCTGACGAACCGAGGTCGCCTGCTGCATGCGCAGGGCTTGTGGGACGATGCTGCCGCCGGCGCGGTGAAGGTCGGTTTCGTCAAGGTACAGGGTGCTGCTGCTGATACGCAGGCCGAGATCGACGACATGAACACCGTCACCGATCTGCTGGTCACCGCCGGTTGCACCGAGTGCGACTTCACGAACTACGTGCGCACCGCGCTCACCCGTTCGGCGGCTGCTGAGGACGACACCAACAACCGGGTGAACATGGATGCCAGCGACATCGTCATCGCCTCCGCAGGTGGTGCCACCAACAACACGATCTTGGGCGCGTTCTACTACGACGCCACCACCGACACCAACGACACGACCCGCCTGTTGATCTCGGTCGACTGGTTCGCGACGGGCTTCCCGACCAACGGTGGCCAGTACACCTACGCGATCACCGACGCCTACCGTTTGAGCTGATCCATGGCGCGCATCCTGTTCGAGGATGACTTCACTGGCACCACCGGCGCCGCGTGGAGTGCTACCAAGTGGGCCACACGTGCTGTTGGTGGTGGAACCGGGGCATGCACGATCCAGTCCAATGCCGGGCGCATGCGCAGCACTGGTGCGTGGACGGGCGTTGTTGGCAAAGCCCTCGTCGACAAGCTCGATGACTTCGACATGGTCTGCAAGTTCACCAACGCCACGTCCGCAGCGCGCTACAACGACTGGTATTACCGCTGCCGGGTCAACGTCGATTCAGGAGATCCTGGGGAGCTCTACTGCGTGGAGATAGAGCCTCAGAACGACTTGGTGACGTTCAACACCATCGCCGCCGATGGGGTCACCTTCACGCAGCTCACGTCGGTTGCGACTGCGGGTGTTAGTGGCACGACGACGTACTGGATGCGCATTCGCGCTCGTGGGTCGCGGCATCAGGTGAAGTGGTGGGCTGACGGTGGCAGTGAGCCCTCGACGTGGCAGATCGACTGGATCGACAACTCGTTCACCAGCGGCGCCTTCTTCCTCGCGAAGTACTCTCACTCTGTCGCCACGCCCAACGATGTGACCATCGACTCGCTCGTCATCACCGAGGTCGAATCACGGTCATCGAAGCGGCCGGTCTGGCGCTCTAGCCTGTCGATGAACTGAGGAGCAACCCATGGCCGACAACGTGACAGTGGACAACGGTGGCCTCACCGACTATGTGACGGCCACCGACGACGACGGTGTCGCGCAGGTCCAGTGGGTGAAGCTCAAGTTCGGCGCCGATGGTGTCTTCACTGCCGTCGACGCCACCAACCCGCTGCCTGCCACCGCAGTGGGCACCATTGCCGAGGACGCTGCGATCTCGGGCAACCCGGTGCGCGTCGGTGTGCGTGGCTCGTCCGCGGTGCCCACCGCGATGTCGGCCGACAACGACTTCGTCACACCGTGGGCCGACCGCTCCGGTGCGCTGGCTGTCATCCCCCAGCCGCGTGTCGCGCGCATCACTGCCACCCCGACCATCGCGACCTCCGGCTACGTCGCCGGCGACCTGGTCGGCACGCTGATGACCTTCACCGGCGCCGCGCTGGCCACCGGCCGCGCTGGTCAGATCCTGCAGGCGGTGCTCACCACCCGCACGCCGACCGCGATCAACGCGCTCGAGCTGTGGCTGTTCGCCACCTCGCCGACCATCGCCAGCGCCGACAGTGCAGCCTTCGATCTCACCGACGCCAACCTCGAAGCCGCGATCCCGCTCGGCGTGATCACCTTCACCGGCTCGGACTACTGCGCGTCCTCCTCCAACGCCGTGTGCACCGGCCTGCCCGAGACGCTGGGCGCTCCCCTGCCGTCGTATGTCACGACTGCGACGGCCAACATCTTCGGCGTGCTCGTGGCGCGCACCGTGGCCGCGCAGTACGCGGGCGCGTCTGACATCGTGGTGGCGCTGACCGTCAACCAGTTCTGAGCCGACAGTGAGCTTGCTGCTCCTGTTCCGGCCCTCATCGGGCGGTGGCTCACCAGGCTCCACCACCGCGCAGGTCGCCGCGCTCACCCTCACCGCTGTTGCCGGTACCAGCGCCGGTGGCGCAGCCAGCCAAACCGCAGTTCCCGCCACGCTGACGCTGACCGGCGTCCCAGGTGCCAGTGCGGGCGGCGCAGCGGGCAACACAGCCGTCCCTGCCACCCTGACGCTCACCGCGGTCCCCGGGGTGTCCAGCGGTGGGCCCGCCGGCAACACCAACCAGCCAGGGCTGCTCTCGCTGACTGCGCTCGCCGGCGCATCCTCTGGCGGCGCCTCGTCGCAAGCTGCGCAGCCCGGTGGGCTGACACTGACCGGCGTCGCAGGCACCTCGAGCGGCGGTGCCACCGGGAACGCCAACCAGCCCGGTCTCGGGACGCTCACCGCGGTGCCCGGCGCGAGCTCAGGCGGTGCTGCTGGCAACACGAACCAGCCAGGACTGCTCACTCTCACTGGTGTGCCTGGCGAGGCGAGTGCGCTGGGCCAGACCAACGCCCAGCCTGGTGGTCTCACCCTCACCGCGATCCCTGGTGTCTCCTCGGGTGGCCCTGCTGGCAACACGAACCAGCCTGGCCTGCTCACGGTGACCGCCCTCGCCGGCGCTTCCAGCGGCGGTGCAGCCTCGACGACGGCGCAGGTCGGCGCGCTCACGCTCACTGGCGTGGCAGGTGTGTCGTCGAATGGCGCCAGTGGCACCGTCGAGGCGCAGCCTGGTGCACTGACGCTGATCGGCGTGCCGGGTGTGTCGTCGGGCGGGCCCAGCGGCAACGACAACCAGCCTGGCCTGTTGCATCTCACTGGCGTGCGTGGTCGCTCGTCGATCCCACGCAAGCGCAAGGGCGGCGCGACGCGCTCCAAGGTGCGCAACCAGGTTGCGCACATCGAGCGCCCCGAAGTGCTGCGCATCGGCTACGAGCAGACCGCGGACGGCGACGCGCTGGTCAAGATCACCGGCGAGCAGGAGATCGACGCGCTGCTGGCGGCGAGCCGCGAGTTCGGCGAGCTCTACACCAGCCCCGACCCGCTGGCACCGTGGCCGACCACCGACGACGACATGATGCTCCTGCTGTGCTGATGTTGCTATCTTGCTAGCAACTCGCCGGCACCTCGCCGGCGTGCCCTTCCAAGGAGAAGACCCATGGCCACTCAGGACGCACCGAGCATCGTCACCACCACCTCGACCACCACTGCCGATCTGTCGTACCTCACGACCGAGGTCAAGCAGGTGGCCATCGAGAACTACCACGCGACACAGATCCTCTACGTGAAGCCGAAGTTCGGCGCCACCGCTGCCGCTGCGCTCGCTGCCGCCACCGCCGATGCCGCCGTCGTGGGCGCGGATGACGTGTTCGTCATCCCCGCCGGCAAGCGCAAGGTCATCGCCAAGAGCACGCGCGGCGTGTTCTGCGCGATCTCCCACATCGCCTCGGGTGCAGCGACCACGTTCACCATGGAAGGCACCGCGTTCCGCGACTGAGTACAGCTGTCCGCCATGATGTGTGAATGGCGAAGATCAGCACCCCGCGCAAAACGCAGATCACCGAAGAACGCATGGCCTTGTGCCTGTTTCTCGTCAGCCAAGGCCTCGGAGTGCTCGAGGCCTTGGCTGATCCGCGTATCGGGGTCTCGTACTCCGCATATCGCCAGTGGCGCTCGCGCACGCCGCGCTGGGCAGCCGAGATCGACGTGGCCCGCAAGGTCGCCGATGAGACCAAGGGTTCGCCCACCGAGCTGACCTCGGCGCAGTTCGCGCTCAAGTACTTCGGTCGCGTGCGTGCCCCGTTCCAGCAGCTGTGGATCAACGAGGCCGAGACGATGCGCCCGGGCAACATCTTGCTCGCGCTGTGGCCACCCGAGCATGGCAAGACCACCACGTTCGAGGACTTCGCCACCGAGAAGATCTGCCGCAACCCCGAGTGGCGCAACACCACCGCATCGGAGAGCGATGCCATCTCCAAGCGCATCCTGCAGCGTGTGCGCAACCGGCTCGAGCCCGATGGCCCGTTCCCCGGCCTGGTGCGCGACTGGGGCCCGTTCCGCCCCGACGCCGGCCGCTCATCGGCATCCTCTGGCTTCCACCAGCCGTGGAACAACTCGCACTTCAATGTGTTCAAGAAGCGCGCGTCCGACGAGCGCGATCACAACATGCTGGCCATCTCGTGGAAGGGCACCACGGTGTCGATCCGCACCGACCATCTCCACATCGACGACCTGCAGTCGACCAAGACGCTCAACCGCACCCCGCAGATGCTGACCTGGTTCCGCCAAGACGGCCTCTCGCGCCCCGGCGAGACCGGCATCACCACCATCAACATGACCCGCGTCGGCGATGACGACTTCCCCTCGCACCTCGAGAACGACGACGAGCTCGAAGGGATCTGCAAGGTCATCAAGCTGCGCGCGATCGTCAAGAACCAGCTCACCGGGGAGGACGAACCGCTGTGGCCGCAGAAGTTCACCCTCGAGGGGCTCGATCGCATCCGGCGCAAGGTGAAGGACGAGGCCTTCGACCGCAACTACATGATGTCGCCGGGCGCATCGCAGAAGAAGCGCACGTTCACCGACGACGGCAAGGCCAAGGCGCTGATGCCGCTGCGCCGGCTCAACGAGTACACCGGGTTCGAAGGGCGCCCCACCGTGGTGCTGTCGCTCGACCCCGGTCTCGACCCTGGCAAGTGCACCCTCAACGGGTGGATGATGACCGCCACCACCATGGAGCTGGTCTACTTCGCCGAGGACGCCACGTTGCGGCGCAACGAGGAGATCATCGACATGATCGCAACCGCCTGCCGTGCGCTCAAGCCGCACTTCAAAGTCGCGCACCTCGTCGTCGAGGCGATGAACTTCCAGCGCGGTCTCGCTCGCGACGAACGTCTCGAGAAGCTCAAGACGCAGGAGGGCTTCACCATGGGCGAGCACCTGACCAACATCAACAAGTACGACGAGAACATCGGCGTGGCATCGATGGCCGGCGACTGGGAGGCGGGCAAGATCCTGCTGCCCTACGGCTCTGATCCCTTCACCCGCACCGAGACCGACGAACTGTGCCGCCAGCTCAAGGCGTGGAAGCCGCTCGCGCGAGGCTCCAAGTTGCGTCAGGACCGGGTGATGACGATGTGGTTTGCGTGGATCTGGTGGCAGGCCAAGCGTGACTCGCTCGACGCGAAGCCCACGGTGTGGAAGCGGCAGGGTTTACCCTGGCAACCAAACACCCCCAAGCACCAACTGATCATCCCGATCGGAGTGAGGTTCTGATGTACAGCTACGACCAGATCCGAGAGGCCGTGCTGCTGATGCAGAACGACCAGGGGCCACTGATCTTGAAGATGCGCGAGGTGCTGCTGCGCTACGAGGGCGACTGGGTGTTGCCGATGCCCGAGCTGGCCAACGAACCGCGGATGCCCCAGCTGACCCCGGCGCTGGTCGGCGAGGCCGTCGATCAGATCGCGCTGCGCGCCGCCAGCACGCACCCGTCGATTGCGTCGCCGCCGATCACCCCGACCAAGGACCGCGGTCGCCGCTCGCGCGAGTACGCCTCCACCCGGGCGCAGATCATCACCGCCACGATGGAGAAGTCGCGCTGGCAGCTCGGCCGGCGCCGCTACTACCGCCACCTCACCGCCTACCACACGGCGTCGCTGTGCGTGCTGCCCGACATGAAGGAAGGCATCCCGCGCATCGAGGTGCGCGACCCGCTGTGCACCTTCGTGGAGCCCCAGGCCAACGAGTCGCTGCGCGACCCGAACTACGCAGCGTTCATCAACCGCTTCTCGGGCGCCCACCTGCGCAAGTACTACCCGGTGTGCTGCGCCGAGGTCGGTGGGCCCATCACCGGGCGCGAGATGGACAAGATGTGGGAGGTGGTCGAGTGGTACGACCACGAGGACGTGGTGTGGGGGCTGCTGGGCCCGGTCGACAACTACGGCCCGCACATCAACCCGACGAACAGCTACAGCCAGGTCTCGCTGCAGATGGAACTGCTGCGCCTGCCGAACCGTGCCGAGATGCCGCCGGTGTCGATCCCGCACAACGTCAGCCTCGGGCGCATTGCCAGCCGGATCGGCTCGCTGCTGGGCAACATCGACCTGCAGGCCAAGATGATGGCGTTGCACATCACGGCGCAGGAGAAGTCGATCTTCCCTGACGTGTACGCCATCGGCCGGGCCAACGGCTCGATGATGAACCTCAACGGTGAGTGGAAGGACGGGCGCACCGGCGAGATCAACATGCTCCAGGACGTGGACAGCGTCGGCGTGCTGCGCACCACCCCCGATCCTGCCACCGGGCAGATGATCGACCGCCTCGAGCGCAACTTCCGCACCTCGACCTCGCTGGTGCCCCAGCTCGGCGGCGAGACCTACGGCGCGATGCGCACCGGGCGTGCCATCGACGCCCTCTCAGGCATGGCGCTGGACCCGCGAGTGCAGGAGATCCACGAGATCACCGAGGCCTACCTGCCAGCGATGAACGCTGCCATCCTGGCCACGTACAAGGGCTTCTGGCCCAACAAGCGCTTCTCGATGTACTGCGGCCAGGCCAACAACCGGCGCCTGGTCGACTTCACACCCTCCGAGCACATCGAGACCTACGAGAACAGCGTCTCGTACTTCATCGCCGGCGCGGACGTGATGCAGCTCACCCAGGTGCTCGGCTCGCTGTACGGCGCGAAGGCGATCGCACGGCGCACGTTCCAGGAGCAGCACCCGATGATCGGCAACGCCGACGCCGAGGCCTCGCAGATCCGCGAGGAGGAGATGGAAGAAGCAGCGTTGCAGTCGATCCAGCAGCAGCTGCTCGCTGGCACGCTGCCACTGCCGGTGGCCGGGATGATCCGCAAGCACCTCGCCGCCGGTGACGACGTGTTCACCGCCATCGACAAGACCGACAAGGAGCTGCGCGCCACGCAGGCCACAGAGGCGCCTCCAGCGCCCGAGGGCATGATGGCCCCACCCGAGGCAATGCCGGGCCTCTCCGGTGGCCCAGCGGCTGACCAGCAGCAGATGGCGCCACAGGTCGAGGTGCCCGGCGACGTGAGCCGGATGCGCCAGTTGATCCAGACAATGGGAGGCTGACATGCCCCGTACCGCACGCCCCACGACCCAGCGCGGCGCCCCCGCTCAGCCCATCAGCGCGACTCCCGGCCAGGTCTACGGCGCCGGCGTCGAGCAGATGGCGATGCAGCGCACGATGCCCGCGCCGAACATGCAATCCCCGGCTGCAGCCATCCCCCAAGGCGCGTCGTCGGCGCCGGCTGCAGCCGGGCCTGTCGATCCGGCACGCGTGATGGCGCTGGCTGCTGGCCTCAAGGAGCAGACCGGGCTGCTCACTGCACCGACACAGCGCCCCAACGAGCCCATCACCGCAGGTCTCAGCCGTGGGCCCGGGCCCGGGCCCGAGATCCTGGCGGCGCCCTCTGGCTCACCATCGGGCGACATCTTGCGGCGCTTGTCGCAGAGCACTGGCGATCCGCAGTGGGCGGAACTGGCACGTAAGGCGCAGATGTGAGCGACACCAACCAGCAAGTCGGCTACCGGCCTCTCGCCGGCGGCTCATCGTCGACCGGCTTCAACGACCGCGAGATCACCGCCCGCCTGAACGTGCTCAAGCGGGTGAACCCGTACATGGCGCAGAACCCTGATGCGCTGATGCAGATGGCGATGTCACCGCTGGACAACGACACGCTGTTCTCCACCGGCGCCCAGCACTACGCGATGCGCGTCGGCGACAACTTCGGCAAGCAGCTCTCGGGCATGACGCCCGAGACCCAGCGCACGATCTTTGCGCAGCTCTCCCCCGGCCAGCAGGGCGCGCTGGCGCAGATGGGCTACAAGATCCCCACCCGCGACGACGGCAGCTGGCTCGATCTGCCGGTGTCGATCGGTGCAGCCATCCTCGGCCCGATCTCGCGCGGCGCCGGCGCGATCCCGGGCGTGAAGCCCG